TTTGTTGGGAAGGGGGGCCCCGCTCCCAGCCATAACAAGCGCCCATTGGGAATTTGCAAGCGAAACCGTTTGTATCGATTTCCGTCAATGGCTGAAAGATTTGAATGCAAATGTATATGTAATCAATGATGGAGAATTTAAAGAAAGTGGCACATCTATAGAAACACGAGCGATCGTAATAAAAAAAACTCAAAATAAATAACACATGAAGGAAGAAGATATCGAAAAAGCAGCGGCAAAATACTCAGGGAAAGCATTAGGATATAATGGGGCGCCTGTAATCGCTATGCACGAAGCGTTTAGGGATGGAGCTAACTGGCGTATAAACTCTGCATGGAATGAGGGAAAAGTATTCCCCGCCAAAGGGAATATCATATTGATCGAGTTTGAGAGTGGAGCTATACTTATCGGCGGACCATGCATGAGTGAAAAGGGCTATAACGATCTGTGTGGAAAGATGCCCGTAAAGAGATGGGCATATATAGATGACTTATTACCAAAGAATGAAATATCTATGATGAGAGTAAATATAACAACATGAACGATTTGGACTTTTGCAGAGGCGTATGGTACGCCATACAAATGCTCGTTGTCGAGCTAAGGGCACCATCTATGGCCGCTAATATAGCTAGGGAGGCCAATTTTTCCAAGGATAAATGCTTGGAGCTCCAGCGTGACAGCGGGGTTTACGATGAAGAGATGAAGGATTTTATTAATGAGGAAATAAAATAACAGTCATGAGAAATAAAGAACTAATAGCTCTACTCCAAGAGCAAGACCCGGAAGCGGAGGTAATGATCCGCACGTCCGATGATCAATATTACTACGATTTAGTGGACGTGTTCACGGATAAGGATGGGGATGTCATAATACAGGAGGGGTAAATGTGGATAATAAGGAATATTTTAACAACGAATTATAATATGAATCAAATTTGCACGAATAAAGAACAATCATCCCGGCTATTAGAGGCCGGGGTGAGACCGGATACGGCAGACATGGTTTTACTATATGTTGACGATGAAAGTAATATAGCACCATGGGAGGATATCCGTAAAGACGAAAAAGGAAAGTTTTTCTATAATGTATACGGAGAGACATACACTTTGACAGAAACTATACTTCTTAGAGATAGCCAGTATTACGATCGTTCATACCAAGACGATTGCCCGGCTTGGTCTCTATCCTATCTAATCGGGATGATGCCCGATCAAATAGAATATGAGGGATATAACTATTACCTATTCATACTTCCACGAGATAAAGAATTTACGATAAAGTATTCCGCAGGAAGTAACCTTGCCCAGTCATATTGCAGAGAGAGCCTTTTTGATGCCATCGCCGAAATGATCGAATGGCTTATCAAGGAAGGATGCCTTGACAAGAAATTCCTAACAGATAAATGCGGCGATTGCCGACTTATCGAGGATGAAGACGCAAACGGAGAGGCTTGGTGCTCCTTCCATCAAAAGCCGATTAGGTGCGATAGTAGAGCTTGTGAGGATATTTTAGAGAAAGGAGTACAAAATGCGTGAGATTAAATTCAGAGGAAAAAGTACGACAAGCGGGAAATGGGTACATGGTATGCTTACGACACTAAAGAATTTAGAGACAGAAATGCAAAATATGATAATCATAAAAAATGAAGGAGTATTCAATGAAGGCTCTGCCTCTCCGTTTTTTATGGAATGGGATTACATTCATAAAGACACCGTAGGCCAGTTCACAGGCTTAAAAGACAAGAGCGGAAAGGTGATTTACGAGGGGGACATTATCAGCGTGAATGGCAAATATCCTAAATTGATTAAGTACATAGATGAATGGGCGAGTTATTGCTTGGCTAATCTTACGGATTTGGGCTGTGATCTTAAAACTCGTCATTGGCAGCAAGTTAGTCCTTGCTGGTGGACTGATTATAAAAGAGAAATTAAAGTAATAGGTAATGTTTATGACAATCCCGAACTACTGAAAGGAGGTAATGATGATCACACGTGATGATTTACAATTAAGGATATTGTCCTGTATGTCTATGGAAGGTAGTGGAATTGTTAAGTACAGGGATGACGTTAACAAGATTTCCGCTGTTACTATCACCCCAAGAAAAGACGAGCTATCATACGGCAAGCCAAAAACGACATACTACATCGATAACGTGGAAAAGGAATTTACAGACCTCGATGAACTCATAGACTTCTATAACGAGAAATTTAGGTTTGAGGCAGAAAATCCGGATCAAGAAGTAACATTTGTAAAAGTTATAAAAAGGAGAAATAAATATGAGCAAGATTGATATGAGACAGACAGTAGAAGAAGCGGCAAAGGATTACGCCATAAGAAAAACGAGTTTTCGCAAGAATGTTCTCAAAGAAGTGGATGCGGATGACTATGTGCTTCGCAAAGATAATTGTCGTGAGGACTTCAAAGCAGGTGCCGAATGGCTGGCAAAGCAATCCCCGTGGGTAAGCATTAAAGAAAGATTACCTAAAGAAAATGAGATGGTTCTTTGCAGGATGGTATCAAATGGAGCAATAGTTAGTGGTTATATAGTTGTTGAAGCCGGGAAACCTCCACGTGTCGCAACATCCGGGGATTTTGAGTTTGAAGATTACGGAGATTATGAATGTGATATGTGGATGCCTATACCCGATCTAGAGGAATAGTATTAACCGAGCCTACTATGAAGGCTTATAATTAAAAAACAACGAATATGGCAACAAAATATAAAATAAAACAACATGTGTGGTGTACGAACGAAAGGCATAAGTCGGAAGTCGGCGTTATCGCTGAAGTCGTGGAAGAAAAGTCTTTAGTTAAAACCAAAGATGGGGTACGTGAAGAAAACCTTTATTGTGTTATGCTCCATTATCCTAACGGGAAAATGTATTTCGAGGAATTTTTTGAATCAGAGTTAGAGTTAGTAGAACATTAAGAATAACAGAATCATGAGCAAATATACCTCAAAACAAATTGCCGAATCTGATGATCTGTTTGAGAAACAAATACGGAAAGTCAGAAAGTTTTACTTGAGTCGTAATCCCGATAAAATGATGATGCTTGAAGAAAGAAAAGCCGTTATCAAAGAACGGAATAAAGGTCTTTCCCCGGAATATGACAAGGAGTATTATTGTGGAACCTGTGGAGCTAAAGACGGTGCGGAGCATCCTAAAACCGGATATTGCTTTCACTGTGATACTGATAACTGGATTTCAAAGAATAACTAACAGCTAAGAATATAAATTGAAATTAGTAGCTAACCGTAAGAAATCATGAGTAAAAGTAATCATCAAATCGAAGTTGGAAAACTTAGCAAAATAGAATCTGAACTGCTCAGATTAATATCTGACTCGGGAAACGAGGAATTACAAAATAAGTTTCTTGAGTGGCAGAGACAAAGAGCTATCTGCAATGTGTCATTGGTTACGGAATTAGAGCATTCTATTAATAATAAATAACATGAGATTAAGACAAGCCAAGAAGATAATGAAAAACTTCCAGTTATATCCCGGGATGTTATGGATATACAGAACCGGAAGACTGGATAAAGCCAACAATATAGTGCTACATCATTATTCTAGGGTGAAACCCGGAATAAAAGTATGGAATGCCTTTACGGATAAAGATCCGCTATTGGCGATAAAAATACTTGATGAGTTAATCAAAAAAAATAAAAGGCCGACATAGATTAAATGATATATTCATGGGAATAAGCCAAATTGTCCGGGACGAGAGAGAATTGAAAAAGCTTCTTCGCTCGTCCACTGGGTTAAAAGTATTCGAAGCTAGGTACGTCGGATGTTACAACGGATTTATAAGCTTGTCAGACGAGGCAATACTAGACAAAGTCCATATCACTTTTTATAGGGGAAGCTGGGATTGTATTAATGGAGGAATATACAAAATATGTATTTATACCCCTTCCATTGGAAACAGGGCAAATGTACCATACATCCAGTCTATCGTGCGTAAGATAACTAATGCCTTGGATATCCGCTTCGGAAAAGATGGATGGAATGAGTGCAACCAATCATTGCTTGAACGATGGAGACCGTTAAGCCGGTTCTCGTTCTATTTGCAGTTGCCTAATTTCAGAGATATCATAACAGGCACATCAAGTGTCTAATACGATTCATCACCTCGTAGAAGTTAACAGGCTCGAAATCCAAGGAATCCGTGAGGCGGTCTATCTCCCGTCTTACGGATTCCTTTTTCTTTTTATCTTCTTTTTTCTTTCCCATAACTCATCGTTTATATCGTTCTTGTGACGATGGCAATCGCAGATGAACATCCTTATCTCATCGGACATCAAGGCTCCTATATCGCCAGCCAAGTAAGCGATAGGCTCCCCTCCGATCTCCAGATCCAAGGCCAAGGACATATGATCCGTCAAATGCCGACACTCATGAAATAGAGAATTGGAGAACTCCCCGTAAGACGAGGTCCGGCCTATCACCATGACGGATTCCCTTCGCCGGTAGTTGGAATAAGTAAGTCCCACGTCCAGATTGCACGACCCCATATTGCCATAAGCCTCCCGTATCTTGCTATCCGGGCAACCGACCCTCCTCAATAGGGCCATGATATCGGATGTCCTCGAGCAGGTGACGTTATACAGCACGTGGATCACCCAGTCGTATCTCTTGATATGGTAATCCCGTCGTATCATCTCCTTACCGTCTTGAACTCCCGCTCTATCCTCCTCCTTTGTTGCCGGGTGAGATTGGTTGCCTTGAGATTGCCCACCACCTCGGATACCTTGTCAAAATCCTTCTCCGGCATACTCGCCAGCACGTCCTTGGGGGACTCTCCCTTCAAGATCCTCAGTATGTAGCCCCAGCCTCCCATCACATCATCTCCTCCCATATTATAGGCGTGCCGGACCCGATGCAATCAGCGTAGAACCGGGTGAACACTATCCCGTCGTAAGCGTCCGGATCGTCGCAGACGTTCTTGACATAAAGAGCGGCGTACTGCTCGTTAGGCACGGAGGAGCCAAGGTAATCGGCCTTGCACATGTTGGCGGCGTAAACATAATCGTATCCACCCTTTTTCTTCACGTCAACGCTATACTTCTTCAGCATCTCATCCACCTGCTCCTTGGTGAAAGGGGTTATCTTGACCTTCTTCCCGTTTCCATCCTCCTTCTCCATCATGGATACGGCCCAATCGCACATGGCCTTGGAGAAATGCCAGCCATACGCCTTCAGGTAGGATCGCATGCCGGAAGGGAAATCATCATACATATCTAGTCTCATATTCCTCTGTTTTTTAGGAGGGGGAAACCGGTCCCCCCCTCATGGTTATCTACGATATCGTCTCGAGTAGCGTCCGGTGCCCGGTACCCCACGGCGATTGCCATAGCCTCCCCCGGATGATCCACGACCGCCGCCACGGTTGCCGTAGCCGCCACGCTCCCACATCTCACGGAACTCGTCGTCGTCCTCGAACTCATCGTCATCGTCTTCCTCCATACGGTTGCCATAGCCTTCCATGGCCTTCCGCTTTCCTTCCTTACAGCCAAGCTTATAGGCCTCCTTCGCCAGTTCCAACATATCCTCGTCTTCCATGGCGTCGAATTCCTCGATCAGCTCTCTCAGTTTTCTGCTATATGTTCCCATATCACTCTGTTTTTTTATTCTTGTTATTATTACCGTTCACGGAACCGACAAGTTGCTCCATCATGGCAACCAACCTTGCGTTAGCCTCCTTCAGATCGGACATCTCGTTTCTCATGTTAGCGATCTCACTCTCCCTCTCCTTCTCCCGGGCAAACTCTGGGTTCAGTATTACCAGCATCTTCTCGCACCCCTCAATCACGGATTTATGGTAATCGATGCTGTCAAGTGCCTGTCGGCTTTGCTGCATCATGGCGTTGATCTCCGTATTCAGGGCACCTAGATCGCATGACACAACCAGTTTCTCCCCGTTTGTAGTGGGGTAATCCGTAATGGTAACGTCGGACAAGACGTTGGAGAAGCTGACGTTGTCCTCACCTACCTTGGCCTTTATGTCCACCACGATTTTAGCTTGCGGACCATACATATTGAAATTTGGATTCTCCGGTCTCGGAGGGGACACGCTGACTATGCTTCCAACCTCACAAAACGGCGTATTCCCCTTATGAAGGATATATAAAGGATTTCCTTGTCTCTGATTCTTGAACATATTTCTTGGTTTTTATGAGAGCCGGATCGCTCCGGTCTCTCGTTGATACTCTCTCACACCACTCCCGTCATTATCTGGAGCGTATTATTGCCCGACTCATAGTAACACAAGTAGATTCCGGTGCCGGTTATATCGGATGCCGTGACATCTGCGCCGTTAATGGTCGTTAGCGCCTGCGTGGAGCCGTTCGTGTCAAACACTACCGGCAACGTCCCGGTAGTACCAGCCGGGATAGGCTGGGCCAGACGGAACAAGATCAACCCGCTAAACGGGGCTGACAGGAACGGGTGATTGCGGAAGGAGAAACGAACGTTGGTCGTCCCGACCGTAACGCCCGTGCTCTCCAAACGTGGGATACCGTTCTTGTTCGCCATTATGAAAGGACTAATGAATGCCATAACTCTTTATTTTTAGGTTATTAACTCATTATCCCCATCCGTTGCCGAAGTTTCCCCAGTTACCGAGACCTAGGCCTAATCCGTACTGGGCGGCCACGCAAGTGGGTATGCCTACCACGGGGGAGTAAGGAACCTTTGCCACCTCCGGCTGGTTACACTCGATCTTGGCCAATCTTGAGCTCAAATCACCCAAGGCGTTACCTAGAGGGGCGGTCTGCGCCTGTAGAGTAGCGGCGAAATAGGCGTTCTGGTTGCTTTGGGAGATCTGTCCTTTCAAGGCTAGGTTCTCCGCCGTCAAGCGATCCATCTTGTCTTGTTGATACAAGTTCTTGAAATCACGAACCTCGTTGATGATATCACGGGTGTTCTGCAGACCTGAGTCACGGAGAGTCAACGTGTTGTTGTTCATCGTATTCACCAGCGTGTTTGTCTGGTTGCAGCTAGCCAATTGGTTCTCGTAGCCCATCTTAGTGATGTTGTTGTTAACCGTGCAGCAGCACTCGGCGATCTGGCTCAATAATTGATTGTTACCACTTTGGACGGCATTAATGATTTGTTGAGAACTCATGCCTACTTGGTTACCCACGCTCTGGATCTGTCCTTGGATCTGGCAGATAGCGTTTTGTAATTGCTGGGTAGAGCAATTCAAGGAAGATGACAATTGACTGATAGCCGTTCCGTTTCCTTGGATAGCGTTCATCAACAATTCACGCCCAGCGTCATTGTTCAATTGAGCGGGTAATCCATTAGCCCCGTTGTTGCCGAAGCCGTTGCCACCCCAGCCTCCCCATACGAAGAACAGGAGGATGATCCAGATCCACCAGCAACCACCACCGCCCCAAGCGTCTTGATTGCCCTTATTGTTCATCAAAGCCGCTACCAAATTGGGGTCCAATGATTTTCCACCACCGCCCATCAAGCTCGGGAGAAAGGCCATGATGTCAAACTTACTTCCACCGGAATTGCCTCCTTCGGGAGTACCGATAAAATAATTTCTATCCATTATCTTTAATTTTTGTCGTTAATCCGGCACCATTACCGGACACGACAAAAATCATGAGAAGGGCTTTGCTAAATAAATATCTCCTTGCTAGCTTGTTGCGAGGTTGTTGCTAGTTCTTTGCGGAAGGGGATGAGACAAAAAAAGCGCCGCCAATTTGTATTGACGACGCTTATTGTTGTTGTTTAGACCTTTCAAACCAAAGGCATATACAACGCTTAATTTTTATGGTTGGTTACTTTTTATATCTACCGGTTCCACCTGTTTCCAATACATGCATTGTAGCGTGGTTGGACTAGATATATGTTTTTTTCTATCTGAGTATTTATCAAAACTATTCCTTTCTAGGAATTCATTATACTCCTTAGCTTTTGGTTCATCTAAATTTTTCATATCATTCTATTTTATATAGCATGAAATTATTTTATATGGTAGACAGGAACTCTGACAATGAATCCATGTCCGAAAATTCTTTAACCTCACTGTCCTCATGCATATTTCTCGGTTTATTTCTATTACCTTTTACTATTTTCATCATCAGATCTATAGAGTCGCTCTCATTCTCCATAGAGACCCTCACTTTATCCAAGGCCAAAGCCTCTATTGTATTGCATAACTCATCCGCAAATGATCGAGACATAAAGTATACATCCTTAAAATCTATACGTACACATGGGCTATTCAAATCCTTAGCCCTCATATAGATTTTTTTAGCTTCTGTCCTAGAACGAAGCTCTCCCCTTATCAATTCTGATATCACAATTGTCTTTTCCATGATCTTCATTCTAAATATTCATAAAAATTAAACATCCTTTCCTCTTTATATGGTATCCTTAATGCCACTATAGTTCCATCCCATTTTATATAATCAGGAAGTCCTATATATGATGTCTCTTCCTCTGACATAAGATGAAACGCTTGCCCAGACAGCAAAAAATATGTTCCTCCAAGTCCCTTAGACAACATTCTCTTGCAAGTACTTATACCATAACCACGATTCTCGGTATCTGGTAAATTTTTAGTCGATATACCCTTTCCCGCGCTTTTTAAAGCCTCCACATCGTTAGTTATACCTCCCTTGCCAGACTTAACATAACTACCCAGTATACTTATACCATTATCCGCTATGCAAATGTCTATATAACTCTTTGACGGATAATACTGAGCAAATATATAACCAAATTCACTCTCTGAATGTTCAGATATATTGTCAATCGTCTCAGTCAGCATATAAGATAAAGCCTTTCTCAACTCTCCTTCAATATTTAATTGCCTTATCATTATATTCTCTGCTACAGATAGTATATCGTTTTTTATGCTATCCTTGCTTTTACATCCCGGGAACTTTATTATAGGAATATATTTTTTCATAGAAAAATATTCCATATAATTATGAAAATCACTAACACTGTCAGCTACTACACCTCCTTCAAAATGAATAGAGTCCAGATAGCTTTTAACACTGTCCGATATATTCTTGCAAACCACATTCTTACCGCACTTATCTCTATAAAGCATAAGAGGCAATAAGAAAAATGGAGTCACAAATGCCGTATATTGGAAGTTCCATATGAAATCATCATCATCGGAATTCTCCATTTTCAGGATTATCCTGAATAGATGATTGAAGGCTTCTCCTATCCTAATATCATTTACCGCATGTGGCATATATATTTCCATAATGAAACTTTTCGTATACAACAAAGCCTCTGCCAAGGCTGGTTACTTGACGAGGCTACAAAATCACCTTTTACGCCGCAAATGTCGCAAAAAATTTTGTTATATGAAAATTTTTTCATAGACAAATCACATGCCTTACAACATAACGCACCCTCAGACCGTACCTGATAGCTCCTCTTTCACGCTCTCCACCGTCCTCCTCAGGTAGTAACTCCTCCTTATTCTGTCCGGGTACAAGTTACGCATCCTGTTGACCGCCTGCCTCGTCATCCCCGTCAGATCGGATATGATATTGTCGCTCAACTTGCGATCGGCCAGTATGGTTATAGCCACTCCCCTAGCGTCAACGTTCCTCTCCTTGTTGTTGCTAAACATCATTACCGGATCGGTCCCGCACTCCTTGCAGACTGCCTCTATCACTTTTTTGTAAAAAATTTCCACCTTATTCATAAACTTTTTATTTCGTGGTTTGTTTTACTATCAAAGCCGGGCACAAAAAATGCACGGCAGAAAGACTTATAAGAATCTTCCCGTCGTGCGTGGCATGAAAAAATAATCAAACTTCCGATCCGATTATTTAGGGAAGATTCTTTTTTCTTTATCTTCCCTTTCCGGTTCGTTCTCACGAAGTCACCATCAAACTAATATTAAATTAATCATGAACAAAAAACGTCAGCCCTTGTTATTCATATAACGCATTCATTCTATTATCAGAGGTTTCTCGGGCGTGAGCCATGGAAGCCTCACCAAATTCTATAAAACCCGCCTATCCCGACATAGGGTGACAAGCCATTCTTACCGATCCCATAACCTGCTATAACTCCTATTCCCCATCTACGTGGGGAGATCGTCTTGGTTATATACTCAGTCTTACGATATACATCGATGTAATCGAGATTTGGCTTGTAGCCCGAAATCGACAGTTTATAATCATCCGTCTTGTACTCCTTTTGAGTTATCGGTACCGGAACATATACAGGTTCCTTTACCGTGTCACCGTCCAACGTGATATAAACAGGGAACGGCTCCGGTATCGTCCGCACCAATGTCTCATAGACTGGGTACGGGATGCTGTCATGTATCGTGTCAACATAAGTAAACCTGTCGGTCTTATGTATTTGATTGCCATCCACATCCCCCCGGATATGGTAGCCAGCCGTGAAACTGGCTACCAAGCACACTAGTATTAATATTACTTGCCAAGGTTTCATATATTGCGATACTCCTCCTCGGCATTAAAACACGGACACATCTTCATCCACTCGTCCGGTTCAATCTTACCGTTACCGTTAAGATCCGGGGATAGGTCACGATGACCGCAGATCCTACTATCCGGGAACTGTACGACCAAATCCAACAACAGCCTTATAATCGACTGTCTCTGTGCCTCCGTACGTGTATCATCCGGATTCCCGTCCGGATCAAGACCACCCTCATAGCATATTCCTATACTGTTCTTGTTATATCCGGTCACATGAGCCGGAATCAATTCCAATGGACGCATAGATACTATCTCCCCGCTCTTCCGGATATAATAGTTATAACCCGCGGAGTTGAATCCTCTCGCCTTGTGGTCTCTCTCTAATTGCTCAGGGGTATAATCCTTATCTACCCTAGTGGCCGAACAATGGATCACGATCAAGTTGATTTTCCTGTTAATCGTTCTCATATCAATTATTTTTTATACTTTTATGCGCTTTGTTAACCTTGCTATCCTCCCTTGCGAAAGACAGGAAGCTAAAATTTATCCGGCTCCCCTATCCTTTTGGATCTGGGGATCCTTCTTTATCGCAATCTTTATCCTCCTTATCCTCACTATTTATATTGTTCTCGATAGGAGGATTCCTATTGGTACATTTCAAATCTCTGCATTTAAGTACTTTGTATACCGCTATCTGGGTTGTAAGACGGTTATTCTCGTCACGAAAATGTCCCTGATCGTCGTATAGTTTATCTATAAGATTGCTCAAACCTTTCTTTTCCTCCTGACTTTTGATATACAATTCCTTCCATTGCTCACTCGCTTTCGTCTCATTCTCCAACTCGGCCGATTTCCTCTTTTGCGGAAACATCAGCACTGCTCCAAGACCACCTCCTCCAACAAAGGTTAATACGGCGGTTAACATCATCGTCCAATCCATTCTTCCGATCCTTTTTAATTAGTTATAAAACCATTATGCTCTCCTCCTCTCTCGCCGCCTCCCACTCGGCGAAATCGCTATCCACACGGTCTTTCAACGCCTTCCTCTCGTTAAGGAACGTCTTATAAGACTCCACGTATGACAAGTCCAGTATGCCTAGCTGGGCGGCGTTGTAGTCGTTCAGCTTCTTTTGCTCCACGTCCTTGTCCCATAGGGCGTTAATGCAGGCCTCCAATATCTTGTTGGCCGTCAACGTGGGCCATACCCTGACCTCGTTGTAACTATAGGAGATCACGGGGGCCATATCGTCACCCATCTCCCTTGTCTCCTCTATAATTTCCCACCGGTAAAGGTAGGATCCGTCACCGTCCCGCTCTATTCTAGGCGGCATTGTGTCGCTCCATGATCGCTTCATAAAACTCTGGTTTTAAAATTTTCTTAGCTAAATGCTTGCTATCGCTATCATATATCCAGCCCAGCCAACCGGCTAGACCTGCCTTGTATTCCGTTAAGGATATATTCGGGACTTTATTCAATCTAGCCGCCGCACGACATAGATTTTGCTTAGTCCTCTTCCTTATCCGTATATGCTCCTTATAGAAAACGAACCCCACGAAATCTATACCACGGCCGCTTTTATCCGATCTTCTCTCAGCGATCTTAAATATCTGGTAATTCCCTTTCAGCTCCAACTTCAACACGGCCAATCTATCGATAAGCCACGGAAGTAATACGTTTCTCAAGAAACACTTATCATGATGGAAAAAAGTCATGTCATCCGCGTATCTGATATAATGCCTTATATCTATAATCTCCTTTATCTCGTGATCCAGATAGGCGAGATAAAGATTCGCAAGATATTGGCTAAGATAGTTCCCGATCGGAACGCCGGGAGCGGAATCGATGATCTCATCCAACAACATAAGCAAGCGATCGTCCTTGATCTTCTTCCGAGCGATGCCTTTCAACACCTCATGATCTATTGACGGATAGAATTTGCGGATATCAACCTTGAGGCAATAGACGGATTCACGATCGGACAAAGCCCGTCTTGTCCTCTTATACGCCTCCGTTATCCCTCTTCCCTTGATACATGATGTCGTATCAGCCGTGAACACGGAAACCCATATAGGTTCCATGACGTTCATTATGGCATGATGCAATATCCTGTCCGGATAATAAGGGAGCTTGAAGATGATCCTTTCTTTTGGCTCATAGATGGTATCAGTCCGGTACTTGGAAGTCTTGAACGTGCCATCCAGCAGAGACTTTAGCAAACGGCTTAGATTACCATCTTTGTCCTTGTCGAACAACCTTATACCGTATGAATCCTTCTTTCCCCTTCGGGCTTTCATGTCCGCAAGTATCAAGTTGTCCATATTCGCTATCTTATCAAATAAATCCCCTATTCTCTTCATTTTATTGTCATTAATTTGCTTTTTATCATAGGGAGTCTTCGGTTTCCCTACCAACACCCTTTATATGGGGAGACTTTTTTCGCCAAGAGGCGAGGCCACCATCCCTGTTTGTTCTCTAAATATCTTTTCCCCTCTCTAAAAGTATAGGCGTGAACCGATGTTACGATTCGCATCGGAAGGCGCATTATTCGTATTCACGTTAGCGAGGCCTGCATTCGACCTGTTGTCCGCGTTACCGCCAACCAGCACCACCTAGGGATGATCGACCCTTATTCCGTCATTCGAGATAATACCTATTCCCGGAGGCTCGCATCGTCACTTTCCTAGGGAACTTGTCCATCTCCTTTATCTTACCAAGAACGTACTTGATCTCTTGGGAGTTCGTAAAGAATTTCTTGGCATCACTATCCTTATCCTCTAGATTCTCCTTGATCATGACAAGCGCCCTATCTTTCCCGAACTTGGTGGACACGCCATCCATGTAATCGATTACCCAGAACGTGAGATTCGTCAACTTCTGTTGGGTGATCTCCGGACAATTAAAATGCCTTGAGTTCTTATCCCTTGGGATATTCAAGAACGACAAGCTGCCGTCATCTTTATTCTTTTCTTCTTCCATTTTTATCTTCATTAAACGTTATACAAAAAATTCCCGACGTGAGACGTGCGGCTACGCCGACGTTTTACGAAATTCGGGGAAAAAGCAAAGGCGAGAACCGACGTCACGATACGCAGCGGAAGGCGCATGATTCGTATTCACGTAAGCGAGGCCCGCCCTCGACCCGTTGCCCGCGTGACCGCCAACCAGCACCACCTGCATGCGGTTAGCCGATGTGTAGGTGTAGTAGTAGTCGCACCAGTAGGTAGAGGAGCTACCTCCGACCTCCGTGGCCACTATATCGCCATCTTCCCCAAGCAACATCTTCTTGGCATAACCGTTTGTACGGCAGATATTGCCTTTCTTGTCATAACCGGTGTAAGAGGTGTCGCTGAAATTCGACGGGTCATCGGTAGTCCATAGAATAGACAATCCGGCATCGCCCGTGGTGACCTGTATATTAGCCCCGTCAGTGTATTTCCAGATGTGACCGAACGGATTCTCTATGCCACGATACCTGTTAGCCATCAACGTGGCGTGAGTACCGCCGGAAGCGTTCTTCACGACATACGCCTTCTCTCCCGAGCCGTTCCCGAACTCGTTGGTATAGCCGCATGGGATAAGTGGATTGGCGTTGTTGAAGTTAGTCCAATCCGTCATTTGAGTAGGTCCCGGACCTAAGCCTCCTTGGGCGAAACCGTTAGCGTCCTTCTGGGCGTTGAAAGGCTTCTGGCTGTCCAGCGTGGCGTACTCGACGGCGAATAGCCAGAACAGGGTCTTGTGGGCGTTGTAGGTATACATTTCCCAACCACTTCCACGTTTCCTAGCGGCTTGCCGGAATTGGTCTCGGGTGAGGTTGGTGACGGGACGGCCTAGCAAGGAACGGTAGGTGCCGTCCCAGTCGGCGGTGTTGTCGCCGCCACGGAAATCTTCCGATAACGAGGTAGCACTACTCATAGATATCAACATGGACTTACTTCTGCTAATCCTAGCCTCTACTGTTGATATGTAGAATTTATCCACGTGTTTGTATCCCGGTAATGGAATAGCGGATAACATTATTCTGAACTTAGTGCCATTAATGTAAATCTTAGTCCAATGATCTGGAATTTCAGTCATTAACGAGGCTTTTAGATAGGACTCGTTTATCGTTTCATCCGACCCTGTAACGTAACTTAGTATACCTCCATTGTTATCAATTATGCACCTTCTCATCTTACTCTGCACCGGCAACTCCCTATGCAGTTGCATATTCCCCACACGCTTCCCGTCCGGGCTTGACGATGCCATGTCCCACTCTACACCGTAGGCGTACCGTTCCTCGATGTCGGAGATATCCTCCCAAGCTGGAGACCATTCAGTAGAAATATCACCATATTCAAGCTTGATCTTGTGGATGGTACTAGTAGTACTTGATCTGGGAAAAGCATAAACTCTCAAGAAAGTATTAGATGTCTCATCACCATCTGTTGTTTGAGTTCTCCATTTAAATGTTTTGCTAGCCTTTCCATTAACAAAATCTTCAGGTGTATATTTAACAAGTTGATCTCCTCTATCACTTGAGTTAAATAACATAAAATGGTCAAGACCTTCACCTAAATCTCCCCATATAGTACAAGTCACTTCCGCATTTTTTTGGATAGATTCAGTTAACCAATAAGATGCTATAGGATAATTCGAGTTACTAACTTCTTTCCCCGATCCCAGCAACAGGTTCCTCCCGTACACAGGAAGCTTACGATATTTACCATCGTCCATTAAAGATTTAGTACCATCTCCTGTGGTATGTATTGATAACTCCTTAGTATTATTAATCCCAGAAGATCTATATTCTAAACTTGCAGCCATATTAATTCCGTCATCTGATGGAATTAAATACATTGTACCATAATCTATAGATACAGTTAAATCCTGATTTATAAAGATTTGCGCAGATTGATTATATAGCAATCCTGGCTGAAACGTTCCAAAAAAATAAACAAAATTATCGCCAATCCCACCAAGAAGATTTGACATACCTATACTATTATCTCTAACTGGGAATATACGAGAAGCTCCATTTGGAAGTTTTTCTATTAACGTATTATAATTTTCCTGAGATATGGATAGACTATCATTTTCTAGTATATCCAAGACAATGTCACACACTGTATAATCTGGTAAATCAGATTTAGTAGCTAATTGAGTGTCTACATATTCCTTATTAACGTCTACAGTAGGTATAGTAGGTTTATTCAATATAAATGCGTCTCCATCAACAGCGTTCCAGTCCGCATTGACATTGACTCTCGCACCTTCCTCTATCCCTGACAACTTGGTTTTATCCCTATTGGAAAAGTTATTATCCGTGTGTATATAACTTGCGTCCTTGACCGTATTGTCATCATTCTGCAATTGGCTTGTCTTGGTCGGGATGATCGCCGTCACCTCCTTCCTAAGATCATCGAGTAGGCCCGTTAACGTTTGCTTATCGGTTATTCCACGTAGGAAATCCTCTATCTCATGAAACGTGTCTATAGCATCGCTGGCCCCTTCCCCTAGCAAGGTATCGATATCCGATTTTATGGACGTGATCTCACTTTTTATGGCGGAGTCATCATAATTGGACAACCCTTTGATCTTTTCGAGCAATTCATTCGTAAGATCGTTAGAGCTAAGACCCTTCCCTTCGACCTTGTCAACCTTTCTCTCCAAAGCCGCGTCCAATCCTGCGATCTTTCGCCCCTCATCCTCGGTCATAAGGCGGCTTCCAATAACCCTCGCCACGAACTTATCATCAACTTGACCGGAGGTATAGTAACCAGATAACTTAGTGGCGACATCCTCGGTCATTTGCGTCCTCAAATCCATTAGCAATCCGGCAAGGTCTTTTTCCTCGGTTATACCGGACAGGAAAGCCACGACCTCCTGCCATCGATTGATGATATTGTCCGCATCCGGATCTCCCGTTATGAACGTGGACAGATCGGAAGCCACTTTCTTTATGGCCTTGTCAAGATCCCCCTCTACCTCCTTCGCCCTGATGATCTCGGAGGTTAAAGCCTCTCTTAACGCCGTATCATCGTAGTTACCCAATCCGTTGAGCTTTTCCAACAAGATATCGGTAAGGTTGTTATCCGTATGCGTGTAATCGGGATCGATCACGATGTTGTCTGGCAACACCGGTATCTCATCCCTAGTGGCGTAATCCCCCGTGGGCTGTATCCCTAATTTTTCCAAGCTCATGTTTCCCTTAAGGGTTGTACCATTGATGGAGGGTTTGTTGGATAGCTCGTTGTAATCGGACGTACCGCCTGCCTGTCCAGCCACGGGCACCTTAATATCACCCGTTAATCGTACCGTATCGACCTTTATGTTGCCACATCCCATACCTTCATCAACAACGCATGATCTCGGGACGATACGGAAAGCATCGCAAGCGTCCACGGTATACATACCTTCCTCGCCTAAGTTCTCGACAAGTGTCAACATATATACACCGCTATATTCTTGGTCTTTACCAAGAAACGTGAAGGCGATCACGTTGTCCCGAGTATGGAAGTCCTCCACACTTATCTTCCTGTAACCGTTGGTCATGAAAACGCTTAGACTCTTGCCCTTCAATGGCTCTGGATTGCCGTCACGGAGGATCGTCCACTCTATATTGATGTCGTTTCCTATTCTTATATTTTCCATTTTAGTAATGTTTGATATTTTAACCTCCAATCGTAAACGGTACCACGCCTATCGAGAAAGAGTCACTTGAAGCCTCATAATTTATCATCACGAACCGCATCCCAATAATGTCGCTTATTCCATCTCCAGTTATGATATACCCCAACGTAGCGTTACCGTTGTTATTGACATAGGCGAAAAAGGTATTGAGATAAACAGGATTTGTATAGTCCAGCCCTATGGACTCTGGAATGCTCGTCCTTAATATGGCTCCGTTTTTAACGGCCTCAATAGCTGCTTTAAACTCAGTCTCGCCAGAGAAAGCGGAGCTTATCTCATCAGATGTCGAACTGGATTTTAATGCATAAACCTCTGGTTTTAGAGACTTATAACCTATGGTATACCTAATATCTATATCGTTTTTACTCTTTATCTTATAATCACTTTTAGTTCCATTTATAATAATGAGATGTGAGATGAGATACGTGTCAATATAAGAGATCTTTATATAATAAAATATATTTGCAATAATATACCCTCCCATATTGACGAAGGAACGCATATTGGTCGCATTACTGGAGCTATTGACAATATAGAATTTAGTCTTCGCTTTTTGCGCCAAGCCTATTACATGCTCTATTCCTCCCAGAGAATCGAACATGGCCTCTACCTCCTCATGGGTAGAGGTGGTGGTCAAGCCAAGGATTGAGCTAGGAAGATATACCTCGTCGTCTCCGCTCTCGGATAAATATGCAGAATAAGTGAACATTCCATCCGATCCTTTCTTCGCAATAACATTGACTGTCTTGAGTACTCCTCCTTGACCTATATACGAGAGTTCTAGTGTGTATGCCGTTGACTCTATACTAGCGTATGCGAAACACTCATGGTTTCCTATGAAACACTTTGGAAAACTAGATTCGTAATCTACCGATTGCGCACTTGCCAATGTCATTATTATATACGCAAGATTCATGTTGTTATCGACCGGATTTATACCGAATGCCGTAAGGATATCGTCGCTGGACGATGCCGCCGTGAGGTTTAGGACCGTGACCGGAAAAGAAATGATATCCTTATATTGATAGATTTTGTCATACAAATCAACATCTATCAATCCCGCCTCGCTCGAACTGGCCATTGGTATCATGGAGAAAACGCCATCCGCACTACCGTTCACCGAGGGATTGAAAGCGTATAATCGTCCCTTTACCAGGGAACTGGCGTTCGTGACGCTCACGTTGCCGTTCCCCCCTCCCGAACCTTCAGATATGATTATGTTACCGCTACCGATTAGGGATTGCCCATTGATCATCTTCAATCCGGTTTCCTCCACGAACTTGCTGTCATTGATCAGCTGGCTCGTCTTGGACGGGATTATCGTGTCGGCCGGGAGAGCCCCTACATCGGACGCCGTATAGGTAGGCTTCGTTATTGAATTGACCCAGCTTGGCTTATTGAGCACGTTACTCCAGTCTACGGAGTCCGCCACGCCGCCTCCCGATCCACCGGACCCGTCCCTGCCTTTGGGGATACCTAGGTTTATCTTGTACCTAGGATTTCCGTTTGAGTCCTCACCGTTCCGTACGATCTCGGACGTGGCGGACTCAGCGGGTGACAAGGTCGTTGTAGTGCCGGTCTCCAGTACGGGAGTCTTTCCGTCCCTAACAGTCTCCGGCATCTTGTCTACCTTGCCAAGCAGCTCGTTTATTTTCGCTATGGTATAATTTAACAGTCCCATGATCCTATATTTTTATGTTATACTTCTTTTAATGATATTCCGGTAATCGTTATTGTCACGTTTCCGCTTGGGATTAAGGCCATGCATACGGAGTCTGCCATGGAGCTATCCCTTTGATAAACCGTTATGTCCACCGTGAACGTCTTGGACGTGGTCGTTATTTGCTCGCCATATATCACATCTCCAGATGACAGGTCATTGAAATCACCCAATGGGCTCAAGTGACCGATTCCCGCTATGAAGGTCGTCGTGCCCGAGGATGCCTTGGCAGTTATGGACAGGCGGTACTTGTGACCTTGAAGGAGCTTGCTACCTAGATACATCTTGTCAAACAAGACCCACCCTTGCATATCCCCCGAGGACGCAACCGTGAGTTTACCTCCGGACGCATTAGCGGTAAGTGTACCGCTTCCGGTCTTGATCGTATTAACGTAAAGGTTCGACGTGAGATCCGTACCTACTAGTATCTCGTCGCCCGTGATGACCGCTTTCTCGAAATAGGCCGTCAATGTCTTGTTTCCGTCCATCGTAACCGTATGGGATTGGTTACCCTTGTCACTCCACCTAATGAAACGATATCCATTGTTAGGAGTGGCCGATACTGTAACCTTGGTTCCTGCATCATAACTGCCCGATCCAGACACGATACCACCACTTGAAGGATCGGCCAATAAGGACAACGTATACTGGGTAACCTGTATCTTTCTGAAATACGCCGTAAGGCTCTGTCCATCGCTCGTAAACACGACCGAGTGCGTACGCCCCCCTCCATCAGACCATTTGTCAAACTCATACCCTTCGGCCGGGATCGCCTCGATCGTGAACCGGTGATTCGCTACGACCAATACATTTCCATGGAAAGGACTCGTAGTCCCTCCATTGACAGGAGATGATAATATATTGACACTAACAGTCGAGATGGCATTTTCCCGTATCCATAATGTCCCATCTTCCTTTTTCAACACCTCGCCTCTTCCTATGGTGGCCGCATCAAATGTCAAATACTCATTGAAGGCGGAGCTCAGGATTAACTTGCCGGGGGTTATAGTCGCGGATTTATCCCCTGCGTAAAGCAAGAGCTCGGGGTATCCGGTATTCTCATCAACGGATAGCCTTGCCACGTCAACCCCGTTATATAACATCTTCAAGTACCCGTTAGACAGGACAAGCTCCGTATTCGCCCCTAGCGAGTGGAAGACCCCGTTCATATCAACGTTACCATTCGTATATATCTTGAACCGGTCATTTATGTTAAGTTCGTTGGCCATGATAGTATCCGCCAGAAGCTTAGAAGTGATAACGACACCTGCCTCTATCAAACGAGTGTTTAAAACTCCCGTGTTAGGATCTATGATGGTATATCCTGAATACGACTCATTTACTAGGCTCTCATAATCCTTATATCCTAACTTTTTAGCGAACTCATCCTTTACCTCTTGACTCATGTTTTGTATCTTCGAGCTGGTATCGGATTTCGACTCATTCACCGCCTCCTCCTTGATCTTTTGCTGGATCGACTTGTTGGCATTCTCTACCGATGTCGCCAAAGAGGCATAGGCGTTGTTGAATGCCGTAAACTTACTGTCGACGTTTCTCTTCTCAGTCGTGGTCGTCTTGCCGTCGGCGATAGCGGCGTTGATGGCCGCTATCAAGTTGGACGTCGCCGTATCGAAGCTATTCTTGGACGAGTACAGGTTGGTCTTGGCTGTTCCTAAAAGGAAGGGATTGATGTACAACGCCGTATACGTGGCATCCATCTCCTTCTTGGATTGGTTGACCGTATTGATATACTTGCCTATGGTAGCGGCCTCTATCTCCGTGATGATACCGTCCTCGTTAGCCATGTCAAGGTAATTGTCGAGATCGCTCACGGCCCCCTTGGTATCGTTTAGGTCGCCAGCCAATGCGGATACGGCCTTGTTAGCCTTGTCTGCCTCTTCCTCCGCTTTGGTAGAGAAAGATTTCAATTTATCCTGTATGCTCTTGTTCGCGACCTCCACGGATGTATAAAAAGCGGCGCACGCGGTGTTGAACGCCGAGTACTTGTTGTTGATGTCGGCGATCTCCTCTTTGGAGGCGATCTTGTCCTCGATCGCGGCGTTGACGGCGTTGATCAAGCTGTCTATGGAGGAGAACAGGTTGGTCTTTGCGTTTTGCAAGGATACAAGTCCAGATCCTTCAAGATAAGGATTGTTTACCAACTCATTATAGGTGGCCAAGGCTGACTCCTTCTCATTGTTGACGATATTGATGTATTGCCTTATGCTTTTAGTCTCCGCCTCAGATACTATGCCGTCAGCGAAAGCGTCCCCTAGAACGTATTCCTTGAAATCATCCACCGATCCTTGCACCCCCTCGATAGCTTCTTGGGCGGCGGATGCGGCGTCTTGGGCGTCCTTGATAGCCTCGTTGATCTCATCCACCTTCGGGGCGTCCGTCAAGTTCTCGAAACCGGTGGAACCCGGCTTGATCACCATCTTGCCGGTAAACACGTTCTTGTCGGCGTTCGGCGAGATCACCGTCACCTCCTTGTTCAGCATGGAGTAATCGTTAATGCCAGAGTAGAGCTTGAAACAAGGGGCGTCCTCGTCATAGGAGGACAGGTAAACGACATTCTGCCTGTTCTTGTCCGTCTTGTTCCCTATCGTGACGATGGTATCACCCACCCGTGGGACCATGCTTCCCGTATCGCAATCCGTTATGGACAGGTCGATGTAGTCGTCCCCCACATGGATCACCCTTCTCCAGTAATACTGGTTGCTAACATCGTGGGAAACGCCCGTCTTAACGTTGAACTCCCGGCATTGAGCCAAGTCGTCAACGGCGAACTCGTTAACGATCTCCTTGTCCCCGTCTGACTGCCTGAAGTAGCATCGGTAAGCTTTCTCGCCACCGGCCACGGGAGCCATCACCTCGTCCCCCGTAGAATCCATAACCTCCTCTCCGGCGCTATCATATACCTTCTCGTACTCCGCCGCCACCTCCTCGACCCGGATACAATCCATACCGGCGGGAGACAGGACGATGCGACCTCCCACTTGGGTAAGATGCTTGATCTCCAAGGTATCGAAATACGCTTTAAGGCGGATGTAGATCTCGTCCGCCTCTATATATGATTTACCGGTCTTTGGGTCCCTTTTCACGAGGAACCCCGTGCCGAAAGGACCGGCGGCAAAATCCTGAGACTCGATATTATCGGATATCAATCCTCCGAGGAGCTTGATTAGATATTTGGTCTGGTCCGGCTTGTCCTTGCGCAAGAATGTCGCCAACGAGCGAAGGGCGGAGAATACGTTGCTGTCGCTTGCCGGGGTGGAGTCATTGGTACGGATAACGTATACGCCGCTTCCCCCGGAACCGGTATATGTCTGTCCTTTATAAGTCAAGGAATCAACCTTGTCCTCCAATTCACCAAGCCGGCTGTATTGAGTGCTCTCGCCTATAGTATAAACAGGAGAATCATAAGGGATATCAAGGCTCATCTCCCAGCCTATAACACGACTGATACGTCCTTCCGACGAGAAGAAAGCGGGATTGACCATCCGCATCCTCTGCCCCACGTCGTAAGTCCGGTTGATCTGGTCTTGATAGACCCATTCCGAGTCCAACGTAGTCGGGTACGTGCCATCGTCAATACTGGTTCTCTTTATATATTCTTTACCCTTGGCCAGAAGCTCCGCCTCCGCCTCCGGTATATATTGGTCGGACACTAATTGTATATTGAATCCGGAAAGTATATATTTATCACCATTCTCTGGACGGATCACATCGTCTGGTAACAAGCGGCCATAATCCTCGTTAGCTACGATCTCCCATAATTGCTCGACGGGTTCCGCTCCCTCGGGGTTAAAAGTGACTCCGAAAGTCATGCCATTAAGTCTCCCGGATTGGAACGTAACCTTCAATTTCTCGCCCTCTATGATATATTCATCCTTGAACACCAATCCGGTATCCTTGTATTGATAAGCCTTGAAAGTCCCCGTCACCTCTCCGTCCGTCTCTATGTTCCTGTCCACGGTCTTAACATCCGACAACGTACCTATCCGTCTGGGATAGATATAGTCAAATACCACCACGTCCTCCACGGCCTCGGCGTTGGTCATGCCGGGATAGGCATCTATATACGGTGTCCCAGATGGGAGCATGAGCCGCTTTTGCACGACACCGTTGACTACGGTCTGCTCATCTACCGGACGATAGTTGGCAGGGATGTTTCTGGTACCTCCGAACACGTATATACGTGTTGCGTAAGTACCCTTGCTATCGTTACGGGTCATGGAGGAAGCCTCCACGCCCAACTCGATCTTGACGGCGTCACCGAACTCGCAACGCCCGAAATGGATAATATTCTCGGTTATCCAGCAGTCGCAATTCCACTTGTTCTCGGCGGCCATCGAGAAAAGGGCGTCCAAAAGGTGGATATTGTCATAAGACATCAACACGGCCTTGTTCTCGACCGTGTTGTCTATATCAAAGTCATAATCGACGCCGTTATACGTATATCCGTTAGCTTTAAGGTTACGCAGGAACACGCCCAGTTGCGTGTCAAGAGTGGCGGTAAGGTTCCATCCTGCCTCCTGTCCATGATTTTCCGGGGTATACTTGAATATCTTCGTGTTCCACTCATAGTAATAAGCGTCCAACCTTAACTCATAATCATATTTTCCCGGCACCACATTGGGCTTCTGCAAGGATAGGTATTTATATACCTTGGACAACTTACCTCCTAAAGCGTCATCGAGTACCCCTCTCATGTCCACATAGTCGCCCGGCTTGAAATCAATAGGCGTTTCAACGCTAAAAGGAAGGGTTATATAGTCCTCCTTCATCAAGGTGAATCTCCCCTTTGCGCCCCGGTTTATAGGGGTTGAGAAACGAGTATTGCCAGATATGTCCTTAATCTCGATCATGAACTCAAAGTTCACGCATATAAGGGGGATGGCAAAAAATCAAGCGGACCTAAAAAAAACAATGGCGGGATTGTTGTAATTTTGTTGTAGGAGGAAATAAAAAAGCCCCGAACTGTGGGAAGCGGGGCCTGTGAATAATAATTAGAACTTTCGACATTTAATTTTTAAGTCTGTATCACTGCCTGATATATACATTCTTAATTCACAATTATTTTCTGCTAAACTTATAATATCATATTTGACAAACTCTTTACCTTCAACAAAACAAGTTATAGTACTTCCTTCCAATATATATGTTCCGGAACCATTTCCAAAATATCCACTTCCGGAATATGTGCCATCTTCATTAAAAGTAGCAGATGTTTCTTTCATTGGCCAATCCACATAACCATCTCCATTTCCTGTATCAACCTGATTCAAGACCCAAATTCCGTAAATATTTTTCATTTCATCAGGGATTTTCTTTTCATCATCATCCGAACATCCAATAAAGGTAAACAACGGCAACATCATTGCCATAATAAACAAAAGCTTCTTCATTTCAAAAACGTTTTTAATGATTAGTAAATTGCTGCAAATATAAAGCTATTTGTTAATATATGAAAAAGGGGAGGGTAAAATTTATATTTTACAACATACAATTTTCAAGGCTCTATAAATCACAACATTACAGCAACTTGCTTTTCCACGGCTTTTTTTATGAAAGCATTAATGGAAACGCCTGCTTGCTTTGCCAGAACAGCCACTCTACTATGAAGTTCCGGTGATAAACGAACGTTCAATGAACCGGAATAGCTCTTATGCGGCTCAATCCCCTCTTCCTCGCAATACGCCAGATAATCATCTACAGCCTCGTGGAAAGCCGTTGTAAGTTCCCGCACGCTTTCCCCCTCAAAATTAACAAGACCATCAATGCCTTCTATCTTTCCAAAGAAAACATTGTCCTTCTCGCTAAAAGATACAGACCCGATATAGCCTTTGTAAGTCAATGTATTCATATTTGTACTTGTCTATCTCTTTTTTCCGAACAACTCGGAATGACTACCAATTCTAAGCAAGTCGATTATTTCTCCGTCAATCCAAATAAGAAGAAAATCCCCTTCTATATGGCATTCCATACACCCTTTATACTCACCTTTCAACATGTGAGGTTTGTATTCTTGTGGAATCGGATGGTCATTTATAAGTAGATTTGCGATATATTCAAAAGCTGCGATTTTTTTGGGGAATTTCTGAATACGTTTGAAATCTTTCTTAAACTGGCTTGTTGGGTGTAATTTCTTTTTCACTTCATTAATTCCTCCATCAAGCTATCCACGCTGTCGAACGTTTCTTTATTCTTGGTCGTACGTGCTTCCCTTATAGCCGCTATCGTTTCCTCGTTTGGCTCGGAGTATACAGCGTCCATCAAGGTGCTCTCTACGAAATTATTCAGGCTCCTGTTCGCTTTCTTGGCTTGTTCCTGCAATATTTGCAACAAGTCCTCACGTAAACGGAACGATGTTTGCTTTCTTATTACTGCTTCCATATTACTTCTGTATTATATTGTATCGCAAAGGTAGTGCATTGTATGCAGAAAACAAACTTTCATGATTTTTATTTTGAGGATTACAGGTTATATCATTCCATCTTAATCTTAACATCTACTTCAACAGGTATTGGTTTTTGACAATGAGGGCAAATGATTGTTTTGGCTTGTGGATGTATATCGTTTGGGGAGGCGAAGATTTGCCACATGGGAACATCTAAAGCTGTGGCGATCTTTTCCAATGTGGTAGTAGTCAATGATTCTGCAGATACCATTTGTTTAACGGCTGAAAGACTTACATTCATTTTGTCGGCTAATTCTTGCTGTGTCATCCTTTTTTCTTTCAATAGTTCCTTAATTCTCATAATGTTATAAATTAAATTATAGTACAAAAATAATCTTACCGTTTAAAATGTATAGTGTTTACTATCTTAATTAATCTTAATGCGATAGTATTTTCTATCTAAACACTTTGCATAGTACAGAAAATACTATACTTTTGCATCATCAAAATAAAACAACAGTACAATGGCAACACAGAAATACAACAAGAGCGAGATCATGAAAGACGCATGGAGATTATTCAGACTTTACCGAAAATTCTCTTGGTCTTTTGGCAAGTGCCTTTCTATAGCATGGGATAATGCCAAGATAGAGATAAAAAATAATGAGGCCAAGGCCAAGAGATTGGCAGAGGAAGAAGCTAGACGCATCGAGTATCGCAAGCATGTTGTCTTATCTCATGTCGGTATGGCTAGCCTTTACGGTAACAGGGTTTATTCGGGAGATTGATAACTATACATTAATGATATAAGAAATATGGAAACGATAGAGGTATTGAAGAACGTGCAAAGGATTGCGTTGGAGTGTATGATCGGAAGGAAACCGGTACATATAAATGTAGGCGTTATGCCGGAGACGGGCGGTTTATGCGTCACCGTACAGGACAGGTCTCACGATGTGGTCTACATGGAGATATTCAATGACTGGATGCCGGATCACAAGGAATGGAATAAAAAGACCTACGATAGATTCATGAGCGTAATTAGCGACATGACTTGCAGGCTTGCGGGATAACTCGAACGACGGGGAGAGGATCGGAAGTAGATGCCCCTCCGGTAATACGGCCGGAGGGATTTTACAACAATAGCTCCATTGTGGTTTTTCGAGCCTTGAAAAAATAGGCCACGGATTTTGTCATATATAATTTTGTGATATGAAAATGATCGCTCACGTGACGGTAGCGAAAGAAGATATTTAAGGGCATTGATTCCAGTTGCAGACCGTCACAATAGGCAACTTCAATCTTTGCCCTTCGCTTTTTACCTTGTCAAGCGAGACTGGTAATAAGCAGGTAGGACGGCATACACCGGGGTTCAAGTCCCCGGCTACCACTTCGGTCAAAATAAAATCCTCAAAGGTAGTGCTTGACCGAGCTACCAATGAGGATAATATTAACTTTTATAACTGCACAAAGTTATGAATAATATTCGAATTTTCCAAAATGAGCAGTTCGGACAAGTAAGAATTGCGATGAATGAGAATGGAGAGCCGTTGTTTTGCTTGGCAGATGTAGCAAAGGCACTTGGTTATAGTAGACCAGCTGACGCTGTTTCACAGCATTGTAAGGGGGTCGCCATTTTACCGACCCCCACTGTAAACCAGTACGGAGCAACGGTTATGCAGGAAATGAAGTATGGCAAAGAAGGAGAAGTGTATCGTTTGACAATGAAATCAAAATTACCAGATGCCGAAAAATTTCAAGATTGGGTATGTGATGAAGTCTTACCTTCTATCCGGAAAACCGGAGGCTACATGATATCCAAACCGGAAGATACTCCAGAGGAACTTATGGCACGTGCTCTTCTAGTCGCTCAAGACGCATTGAGGAGACGTGAGGAGCGGATCGCCAACCTAGAGCAACAAACCGCCCTTCAAAGCAAGGAACTTCAAGACGCTGCCCCAAAGGTCAATTACTACGAGAAGGTATTGCAAAGCACCAGCACGTATAACACCAACCAGATCGCCAAGGAGTTAGGAATGAGCGCCGTCACATTGAACCAAAAGCTGAGAGAGATGGGCGTACAATACAAGCAAGGTGGTCAATGGCTATTGACACACAAGTATCAAGACGAGGACTACACGAGAACAAGGACATATCCATACGTCCAGCGTGACGGAACGCCCGGAACGGCGATGCAAACCGTATGGACGGAAAGAGGACGGGAGTTCATCCACGGTCTTTTTGACCTAAAGAGTACCATCGTGTCCGGGGTGAAGGAATTGTCACGCATATATAACAACATGGACGAACTTGAGAGAAAGGAAGATATATTCAGCGAGCCTTTATATACGGACATGTCTGAGATAGACGCAATGTACGAGGCTTTCCAATCCATTTATTGCAAGTCCAAAATGACCGTGAATGATCGCAAGAAGTTCCTGTTTGTGATAATCTTGTTGTATTGCCCCAAAAAGTTGGCGGGGAAGAAAATGAAAAGCGGATTACGTGATAAGATAGCGAACATCCTACACATGAGACAACATTCCACCCTTTCCAACAACGTGAAAGATCTTGTCAAGGAATATGACTCTGATCCTAATTTCAAGAAAGACGTAAGCAAGGCGTACAATTTCATCACTCAAAATATAACTCCGGATATAAACAATCATCTATTATCCAGATTAGGATGAATGACCTCAAAACCTTAACTATGATACCTGTGAACTATTAAATGATTGATTGAATATGAAAAATATAGTAGAATTATTGCGTATGTCGGAATTTGTTGTCATCTTTGCGATGCGAAACTTTTTTATGGGCATATATCATTGTGCATTTTTATTTGACTCTTATATACTGAAAATATATAGGCAGGCAGTGTCTAAGCTTTATCCCACAGTGTGGCGCATAAAGGAGTTTCGCAGCTTTAGGACACTGGCCTGCCTTTTTTGTTTTACAAATAAATTCATTGCGTAATGCGAAACTCCGATGGATTTTATTTGAACGGGAATAATAGTACCGTACAAGTAACGTTAGCTCACGACACGAGCGAAGTTCAAGTATTCAACTCTCCATTGTTTGGGGATATCCGTGTTATAACAGACGAAAACGGGAATCCGCTTTTCTGCGCATCTGATGTATGTAATCAACTCGGTTACTCAAATGGAAGAAAAGCGGTACAAGATCATGTCGATATAGAGGATGTAACGAAACGTGACACCCTTACAAAAGGAGGATTGCAATCAATGACTTACGTTAATGAAAGCGGCCTTTATGCCTTAATTCTATCAAGCAAAAGACCAGACGCTAAGTCTTATAAAAATTGGGTTACAAAAGATGTTCTACCAACCATTCGCAAAACAGGAGGTTACTACATTCAACACCAATTGCCTCAATCCTACGGCGAGGCCCTAATGCTAGCCGCACAACAACAGATGCAAATAGAGGAGCAACAGAAGAGGATAGAGCAAAAGCAAGAGGAGATAACGGAATTGAGAGCGGAGAACGTAGAGCTACAGAAGCAAAGCGAGTACACCCGTGTTATCTTGCAAAGCAAGCAAACAGTACTGGTCACCCAGATAGCGCAAGATTACGGGATGAGCGCAAGAAGGTTCAACGCCTTACTTCGTGATCTTGGCATACAGCACAAGGTTCGCAACCAATGGATTTTGTACGGTAAATACTTGAATAAAGGGTATGTTCACAGCGTCACCCACAACTACACTCACACAAACGGGAATCCCGATGTTAGCCTCAATACGGAATGGACACAAAAGGGACGTCTATTTCTGTATGAGGAATTAAAGATACATGGGATAATGCCACTCATAGAAAAAGGGAAGGCTAATTAATCCATTATTTAATGACGTATGACCAATATTACGCCTTTTCGTATAACATTAAATTCATGAGGAACAACGTATGAAAGACATAAACACGATACTAAACGAAATGCTTTTAACGTCCCAAAGGGACAAGAAGGCGATGGAGCGATTCAACCGGCAATCCTTGAAAATGGAGAGGCTTATCGATGAGCTGGAGAGGGCTTGCGGATTTAGCGGCACCAAGCCCAAGCCACATATGACCGTGTCGGTATACAACAACGGGAGGTCAAAGCCGGGAAGATTCGACCTCCGATCTTTAAATACGCATCTTTTAGCGCAATAGGACGAAGAGCCGTCTAGCCAATAAGGGCCGGACGGCTCTTCACTTATCCCCTTGACGTTGGGTCAGGTTCCTCGAACTTAACGGATAGCCTACTATTCAACCTGTTCCGATCCAAGGCGAAGCTTGATGATCTCTTATGGACAAGGGTAAATGTCATATCAAGATCCAGAACACGCAATACGACCTTGCCTTGTTGAAGGACAGCCACGAACGCCTTATAATTCAGCATATATTCCTCTTGCGTATCCCCGTGTATGTTGAACGTAAGGGTAAGATCCCGGCTAGCCACCTTGGGATTATTGAACACGACCCTCTTCCCGTTTTCCAACCGGCTCTCGTTCTCTATGAAATCCTTGTTTCCCGCTGGGGTTAGCAAGGTCTGGATAAAACCCTCTCCCATGGCGACACGATACGTGCCCCATGCGTCATTCCCGTTAATATATAGATCCCCTAACATAATATCCTTGCCGTTCCGTCGTTAATAATCTTCACCTCGCATCCCCCGATATTGACAAGCAATATCACGGAGTAGTTCCCGGCCTCTATCTTGGCCTTGCCCCCGTGCATCAAGATCACCTTATGCACCCTCGTGTTATCGTCATAACTCAAATACGCCACGGTATTACCTATCACACCTACGTTTGTTTTATTGTGAAGCTCAATCAGATCACGATCCACGTATATCCCGTAGGGAGCTATGTTTTTAGCCATGCCTCTAAATAAATCCAACGAAGGATAATTATTCTCCTCGCAAAACTCCCGCCCTTGCGGGGAAAAAAACAGCCAACATAGGCTCTTCCAGTCAGTGGCCTTGCCTGATTCACAGCAAGCCCCTAGCGAAATAGCCCGTCTCGTTATATCTCCAACATTCATACTACATGTTTTTAGTGTTAGTCTCTATACTAGTTAATTTATCCACCGCTTTTTTCAATTGTATCACGGTATTGGCGGTATTATCATTGATCTGCTGTAACTCTATATAGATACTGGCGATCATCGTCCTAGTCTCATCCGCCACGTCATACAACGAGGCTATCTTTACAGATATCACGTCCATACTGGCCTTTATATACAAGAGGCTCAAGAATTGCTCGGAGCCTTGCAAGAACAACAGTATCTCCTCCCCTGTCATTTGCAGGGCGGTGAAACGGCCATTTAACTCATCGGCGCTATCTTGAGACATCTTCTCGAAACCTCCGGATGTAGCGGTCTGCTCATATTTATCATTCTTATCCTCTTGGAAATACTTGCTTGACGTATCGAAGACCTTCTGGGCCTCAGCGTCCATCTTTTCCTTCAACTTGTTCAACTCCGCTTCTTCCCAAGGCGAAACGATGCCATCGGACATATAATCGGCCAATTTCTTCATGAATTCCTCTACGGAAGGGGATAATTTCTTCTTCAAAAACTCAATGATAGCCGTCTTGATCAAATTTTGGACAATCTTAGTCGAAGCCTCTGCCGCATTAGTTCCTGTAGCCCACGCCTCCGAATACGCTTGGGCGAACTCGTCAATAGCGGACATGACATCGGTTCCTGTTATAGCCTCTACAGCTTTCTCCTTATTGTCCTCCAATTGAGCGTTGATATCCTCCAATTGCTTTTGCCAATCCTTGATCCGGTCATCGTCGGTCTTTTTCTTGTTCCTTTCCTCCTCGATCTGTTGTTGGATGATCACTTTTTGCTGCTCTAGCAATTTATTTTGCTGGTTTATGAGCTTAGAAGCGTCCGTAGAATAAGCCTTTTCTATGGAACGGCCTAGTTTCTCGTACGAGGCATCCAACACATCTATATGGTCTTGTAATCTCTGTATACGTTTCTCGTTCTTTTTGTCATGGATCTTAGCGATAGAGGACGCTAGAGAGGTCACTACCCCAATAGCAGCACCAGCGGCGGTTCCTATAGGGCCAAATAAAGACGCTGCTTTTTCTCCTATAACACCCAGTTTTTTTCCTATAGAAGCAGCTAGCTCACCAAACTTTTCCCCAGAAATAGCCCCCTCCATTCCTGATGATATAGAATCAAATATAGTCTCAAACCCATCCGCAACATCTTCAATAGCATTTATATCAATAGACTCGCTTAGTTTTCGAAATGAAGTAGACAAGAATTGAACAGAGGTCATAACTTCATTTACACCCTCATTAATGAGCTGTAATGATTCCGTCAGTTTTTTGGGGTCGTCACCAGCGGCAAAGAATCGCCTCACTCCTTCTGTCACCTTGTCAAAAGCGGGTCGCAACTCATCGACCTTCTCGTTGGTGCTCTCAACGCTTTTCCCTGCCCTATCCATTATTTCAGGCATATCAGACCAAAGATCGAATTGTTCCTGCGTTATGCCTAATCCCTTGCCTTTTGATTCATCCCATTCTCCGGACTTAAGAAACTCCAAGGCCTCTTTTCCCTTGGTGGATATCTCTATCAACTCCTTTAGAGTCTTGTCCTTCATGTCTCCAAAAAGAGCGATTATGGCATTGGCGGTATTGCCACTTTTTATCTCAAGGTCGGAAAGCTGCTTATCCCATTCCTTCTCGAGTATCAATTTCTCCCCCTCGGTCTCGGCAAACGCTATTTTTTGCCCGTACTCGGCGGCGAGTGCCATTTTTTTGTCTTGATAAGTGCCATATTCCTTAAGATAATCATTCATGGCTTTACGTTGAGCCTCGATCTGCTCGTTCTCTACTTCTTGCGTGGACCGCATACGGGTAGCCTGAGCCTGCGTAATGGCTGTTTTTATTTCAACCGTTTGTTCTTGCGTGAGTTTTCCCCCTTGAGCCTCACGCCACTCTTTCTCCCTCTTACGGATAGCCTCTATTTCACGATCGTAATCATATTCTATTTGGGCGATACGCTTATCGGAGCCTTCTTCCATAAGATTTATCCTAGATTGCTGGTTCTTATTTTGAAGATCAAGTAATTGCTGATTAACACGCTCTTGTATTTCTTTTTGTTTTTCAGCCTCTTTCTTTTGTTTTTCTACTTGTTCTTTATTTATCGAAGCTTTATTAAACGCAATATACTCGTCTCTAAGCTTCTCTAAGGCAGAACCTCCTATATTCGCCGCATCAGCAGCATCTATCAACTGGCCTTTTGCCTCATTTAAACGTCTGTTATACTCATCTTGGGTTATAGCGGAAAGAGACAACTTCTTATTCAATTCATCCTGCTCCTTAATAAAATCTTGATAAGCTTGTATATCTGTGAGCAAAAGATCCACATGCGTCTCAACCGGCTCATTAAGCTTGCTTATTTGTTGTAAAAGCTGTGTATTGGATTGCTCTAATTGCTCTGAAACAGACTTACTTTCCTTTAATAAGGAGCGCCAATATTTAACTTGTCCATATTTATTGTTAGGATCTTCAAGGTATTTTGTGAACTCTGATGTATTTTCTTTTGGCATCAAAGCCAATAACTTGTTTATTTCTTTCTGATATCTTAATTGCTTGGCGATCTCCTCATTATACAATTTAGCACCTTCCTCTAGCTCTTTTTGGTAAGCCGTAGATATCGCCTTGTTCTTCATTGATTTAACCAGAGCCTCATAGCTATCTCCTACTTTACCTAACAATATTGCCTCTTTGGAAAGATATCCAAGATATTCCGGATAAAGCTCTTGCATCTTTTTTGCCGCTTTTACTCTAGCCTCATATGATCTAGCTGAGTCCGTAGCAATAGTATACAAGATTTTTAACTGTGTAGATTCCTTAAATATTCCATCTATGGATTCTTTCTGAGCTTCATTTAATCTCTTTTGCTGATCCGTTAAATAAGACAATGCCTTACCTCCTCTTAGAAGACTCTTCGTCCATTCGATAATATCCTTCCCATAGACAGATAAAAGCGTTATCGCCGCAACCAAGGCCGTTTGCCAACTGAAAATAGATGTTATCAACTGCTTCCAGACAGGAGCCACTTTTGCCACGTCATTATTTCCTGCCGCTACAGCCATCTTGAACGCCTTATACTCCGCAGCGGCTTTCTTCAGCTCATCGGCAAGCATCGGCAAGTTATTGGATATAGCCAAAAAGAATGTATTCCAGCCAACAGCAAGGGAAGGCAACTCCCTTGCGACCTGTTGAACCGACACGCTCAATCCGTTCCAACTACTGGCGTAATTGCCGACGTTCCGTTGATATCGTCCGGTAGCTTGCTCCGCCGAACTAATCTCCGTATTCAAGGCCTGTATCTGTTTTTGCAGGTTAGTCCCTACGGTCGCTTTCCTATCCGTAGCGGAAAGGCGGTCATACTCGGCATTAAGCAACGACAATTGCTTTCTCAACGCTACAAGGGAATCCGAGGCGGCTCCCTCGATCTTGATATTGTCCGAATATTCCTTCCTTAGCCTCTTCAGGGCCTCGTTCTCTAAAGCGTGCTGCCGGGTCTTCTCCTTCAGGTCGGTTAACATATTAGATCCCTTCTGGGAATTTTTATCCGCATCCGAGAGAGACAAGTAAGACTTATTGAGTTTTTTGATCTCGTCACTTAGGCCTTTAACCTTTAGTTGTTGCTCGACAAACACATCGGTAGCGTTATTCAATTCTTCTGTTATCTGACGAGCCCCATCAATAATACCATTAGAGACCTTAAGCTGCTCTATTACCCTTTGATAATTCTGCATCTGCTGCTCATAGTCCTTTAGTTTCCGTGTCGCCTCCTCGTATTTCCGGTTTAAATCGTCAAATCCCTTGGTATCTGTAGATACATCGAAATCCTTCAAGGCGGATTTCAACTCCTCCACCTCCTTTCGAAGATTTATAAGTTTCTGTAGATCGGCATCGACCTCGAAATTTAGTTTTGCCATTAATCACCCTCCTTTCCCTTTCGGTTCAACAAATCACGCCCGGTTCTCTCCACGATCAAATCACCGGTAACGCTATGCAATATATCCTTCTGCATGATCAGAAGGTTTCGATAAGGTATTTTATAAACCACGTCCTCATAAGACAATCCCAACGATTCCATGAACGTGGCCACTTGTCCTAGCATGGTCTCATTACCTGTCACTTTGGTGTCGCCGCCATTCTTGCCACGCTCTCGGCTAAGGCGGCACAGACGAAAAAATCCTCCGCGGATATGAATTTAACGACAGTCTCCAACGCCTCCCTTAGCTCATGGAGGGTAGCCCCATCGATCTCCTTGTACATATCAGCGCTTCCTAAAACGAACACAGACAATCCCTTTAATATATTTTCCAGATCGTTCCTCACCTTTTCAAGATCCTCCTTGCCCGATGTTGTCTTATCAATAAGAGATAGGTATTGTATACCTTTGCAAATCGTCGCTATTGTAGGAGGACTTACCTTATACGCCTTCCCCCCTAGGACCACGACCTTGAAATCCTCACCTAGGACAGCGTCAGCCACTAAACTAGCACCCTTGTTCATGTCACGTAAAAAAATTAGAATTAAACAAAAACGGGGACGAACGGAAAATACCGCCGTCCCCGTTCCTATAAGACATATTACATTCAATCCTTCAAGGATTTTCCTTCCACGTCAAACCAATACTCTGAAGCTATTGTCGTGGATGATTTCAGCGGGGTGGCGGACATCGACAAACCAACGGCCCCATCCGTGGAAGCCCCACGACCCACAAGATTCGCCTTAGGGAAAATGATAGCCACGTCATCATTGGTAATAGCGACGATACATTTATATCGTTGCTCGCCGGCGTTGCCACGTTCCCATCCCTTATCCGTATCCAAGGGTTTACCGCCCATAAGCTCGGCCTTGGTAGCGAAGTCATATGCCCCGATCACCCAATTCAAGCTCTGTGATCCTGCCTCAAACGATGACCGATATGTCTGGCCGGTCAACTCATCCTTGTATTCTGTTAACGTACCGTCCTCCTCGGTATATTCATAAGTCCCTTGATGGACGATTTGAACATCCTTGAAAGCCGTAAATAACGTCTCCAAGCTCTCGTATGTGGGTGCAGCAACCAGAGGCTCCCCATAAAGTATCCTTTTTACGCCTATAGCAGAAATTGTTCTTCCCATATTACAATACTATTACATTTAAAACTTTAAATAATACTCTCACATTAACGTAGTGACATTTAAGATCCCTGTTAACCTCAATTCTAGTAGTGTCTACCTCGTAGGTATAAGGAGTGCCATCAAACACCGAGGTGTCCTTGAACACCTCCATGGACATACGTTCCAGCTTATTCATCCTGTCCAAATCAGGCGTTCCTTTCTCGTCCAGATCAGGGACGGCTATATTGACATGAACGAATCCCACCTTCCATGTAATTCCCGGCTCCGAGGAATTCGAGTGTACGGTAACCCTCTCCTCCTCAAGCTTACCTGTAGGCGTATCATCCTCCTTGTACACCCCGGTAACACCAAGTTCCAAGGCTTTCTTATATAAGATTGTCTGTATGTCCGTGCTTACTATCATTGTAACATAGCTATTACTTTAGCCTCGGCAGTATCTATCACGTTTAGCTTATGGATATCATTCACATAGCTAGCGTAATCCATTCCCGCCACGACAATCAATGTCACTCCCTTTGTATGCTTAGAAGCCAGATCCCTAGCGTAACTAAGCCCTTGCCTGCTCCCCTCGCTTCCATCCCCGGACTTTCCTTTAGCCCAGAACTGGACCGTCTTTTGGGATCTGGTCGTGAAAAAAACCTTCTCATAATTTTCCCCACGTCCATCTATCCTCTTAAACCCGCCTTCCTTTACGATCTTACCGTCCATTGATATGACATATCCCAATGAACTCCTCAAGTTTCCGGTAATATTGTTATATTTACCTTCTTGAACGGCGGTCTCATAAGCGGATTGCCCTAGTTGGGCAAGAAAGGCAAACACCTCACGATAGATCTCCAAGATGAAATCATCCACATCGGACAAATCATAACTTAACTTTATTATTCCAGCCATATTTGCCCGTAATTTAGATAATCCGTTAGCATCGGGTTGATAACAACGCCACTACCACGAATACTCCCATCTTGGTTCAATACTCTCACGATATCCCCGGCATCAATCTTGATCTTATCTGTCACGACACGATATTTGTAATCAAAGGCTACGCCATTTACCGTATATACCCGATCGGCGCTCTTATCATAGCATTTACATCGTCCCAATCTCTCCCAGAACTCACCACCTGTTCCCGGAACAGGATTGCCATTGTCATCGTGATCATACTCCTTGACAACCTTTCGTTCTAATATGTGAGGAGCGTAATACATATCAATAATCCATATAAGATGAGACTACCCCAAGACCGGAAGACACATCCGGGCTAACACCGTTCCGTTCGCACAGGAACAAATAATACCGCCGGAGGCCGTCCTTGTCCCAAGAGACAGAGAAGCCGCTCTCATTGACGCTATCAGGGCTCAATAGCAGCGACGGGATGATCTCTATCATCCCTGTCTCCACCTTGCCTATGGATTCACTAGACATCTCATCGTCCGGGGATAGCCCCGATTTGATGCTGAAATCCAGCATATCCGCCTCGGATAGATCTCCATAAGCCGAGAATTTCTGCCCTATGTAGTCTCTTATCGTCATTTCTCCACCGTCAATGAGTAAATGCCATTAATCTCGGTAATAACAGGCAATGACAGCGATTGAGCCTTGGTAAACTCCACGCCATTGGAATTATCCGTCTCGCCCTTGCCCCATTGAGAGATACGAATCCGGCCATAATTAGAGTAAGTCACGCCCGGTTCCTGTCTCAACTCATTATCGGCGTAAGCGTTCTTGATGACACCTAATTTACCTGCCGGGACAAAGACGATATTCTTGTCATTCCAAGGCTTGTACTCAGATAGCTTGCCGTTGTCTTGGATACGGGTGATACGTCTCACTGTCTCTATGACAGGAAGGTCATTAGAGCGTAGGAACTCATTCAAACCGGACATCAAAAGGGGAGTGCCGGATTTGTCGGTCCCAAAAATGACCTGTTTCATCTTCCTGCTCTTAAGCAAATAAGACAATCTGGCCGGAGACATCAATATCTTATCAAACGTCACCTTGTCTTGGGCCGCATCCACGACACCTTGGATATCCTCGAAAGGATCGACGTTGTCCTTATTGGTATCCGTCCAGTCAAGAGTAACGCTAGCGATATTCTCGGGCGGCATCTTGTAATCAATAATACCACGTACCCCTCCTTCAGGGTTATTATTGGCATTAAAGGTAAATACCCCCTTGTTAGACAAGGCACCCAAGAAAATAATATCGAGCTTAGATTGTACGGATTTAACAACGGTAGATACGTTATTCCACATCAGATTAATGAGCTGCTGTGTCTTCTGGTCATCCGTCAACATCCTAGAGTCTAGGATCTGCAAGACCTTACGATACTCCTCGATCGGCATTGAGTAACTCATCTGGTGGGTAAGGACCTTTTGCTTCAAGGTCTCAAGCCCCTCCGTACCCAAGATCGGTTCCTTTCCCTTGGAATCAAGGGTAGCCGCCGCCACGCTCAAGTTGTATTGCCCGATCAGCTCCTCAAAATTAAGGCCGATAGTCGGGACATCCCAATCAAGATAACGCTCGTAGATATTCTGGTCAAACAAGCGCTTGCGAAGCTCCGTGGCAGCGTCAATACGAATCTGAACCTCTTTTGTCAGTTCGCCAAAAATAGAACTATAAACATCCATCGTTCACCTCCTTACTGTCTAATATACTTAATAGTGGGATTATTCTTCATGCTGAATCCCGTCAACCATGAGGAAGGGACTGGATAAGCCACATCCTTAAGGATAAGGACCTCATATCCCGCCGATACCGTCTGGAAAGACATATTCTTCGTATAGACAAACGTTGTCTCAACCACAGCGTCAGGCTCATCCGTTCCCACGGCAAGAATCGCCCCTTCTGTAGCTGATTCTACGGCGGCAGCCAATGTAACAACGTCATAATCAGCGTTACTTGAATCTACGGAACTCACGTTCTGCCCACCAATAGAATCTCCCTTGGCGACAAAGCTATCTTTCTCTATACGTGGCTTAGTGGTCGTTCCTCCGGTTAATACCTTAACAGCCTTACAGATCTTGCACTCCATGCGATCAAAGTCCAGCTTGATAGGAGTGCCTTTTCGCACGATTGTCCCTTCCGCCAACTCAGTGGTTAATTTGAAATCTCCGGGAAGGACTGCGCATTCCCCGCGCCAAAAGACGGGGAACGATCCTTTAATCTTTGTTTTGTCAAATTCGATACCCATAATCTTTTACTTTAATTAGCGTCCGGCAATGATTTGGCCCAATCCTTTGCGAGCTCCTTGCTCTTTTCCTTGGACGTAGAGACAGAGAACGCCGAACCTTTTTCCTCTAATCCCTTTGCGACCTCATTTTGTCTCACCTTGGACAGATAAGTATCAATCGCGTTATCGTCCATATCGTCCGTTATAGCGAAGCCCTCCTCTATCCGTTCCTTTGAGATCTTAAGGCTCTTGGCCTTGTCAAGGATCAGATTGTGTCTTTCAGCACGTGCTTTCTCCTCCTTAGCTTTATCATTCTCGGAGGTCAAGAGCCGGATTTTCTCGTCCTGCTCCTCACGATACTTCTTGAACCAATCCGGTTCCTCGTTTTTATCTGGTTGCTGTTGCTGGCCGCCCCCCTTGCCTCTCAACTCTTCCAATTCCTTCTTGTAATTTGCGCTTTCAGTTCGCACCTTATCCAAGGAACTCTGGTAAGATTTCAACATTGATTCTTGCCCTGCTACCGCAGTTTCAAGATTATCGTCCGTAATCAGGCCAGTGGACCCCAGTGATTCTGCCACGGACCTCAAAACATCCTCCGTTAACCCAAGATTTGAATACTTCTGTTTTAACTGCTGGAAAATCTTCTCTTTCATGCTATTACTTTTATTTTTCGCATAAAAGTATTGATACATAAGCTTGTAATAAAATAAAAACAGGCTATATACATGACAATAGACCGATTGTCACAAAAACAATAGGGCATGGCTATAAAATAACCACGCCCATTAAATTTAATGATATCAAGGTATGACTTAATCCATCCTTATTATTGAGAGGAATCATCCGAAGCTTTAAGATTCTTGTCCTTCTCATTACGTTGCGTCTTTTCCCGCTTCTCCTCTAATATCCGTCGAATCTCCTCCTCCGGCTTACCACTCAAAGACAGCATGTCTACCGCCGTTTGAAGGGACACCAATCCTGACTCATAGAGTTTCGCTATCATATCTATTCTCTTATCCTTATCCTCGGCGAAAGGCTCGGAGAACTCATGTTGCAGGTCGAGCCTGCTTAACTCCTCTCTCATGCCGATATGAGTGACGTTCATCATGATAGCCAATATAAGATTCTTCTCACGGTCTATCAATATATCATATATCTCTTTCAAGTTGTCCCTTTTCATATATCCAAGCGCCAAGGCCCTTTTCAATGCCTCCCCGGATAATGTCCCAAGCCCCTTCATATTCTCGTAACTGAAATCCGGGGTGAACGTATCGAATAGTATACTTGATGACAGGTCTTTTTTCTCCGCCTCTTTCATCGTGGAATAATCGGGCGGAACGAGATACTCGGCAGCGCTTTTGTCCTTATCGGACATGGTGATAACCTCTCCTACCATATTAGATCCTCCCCCTACTATGCTCTGAATGACATCAGCGGTTAATTTCAATTTTGGATCGGAGAAATAATTATTGGAATCCGCCGCCTTGCTATCAACCGCCTCCTCTCTGTCTATACGCTTTTGAACCCCATACCATGCCTTGTTTTGACGATAGTAGATAACATTTATTTTACCCGAAGGATTAGGCAATGGCGTAACATCCCATCCTATATCCGCTCTCTTGCATCTATAGATGTATTCCGGGGTCTCTATATCAAAATGCTCTACGGACTTATCGCCCTCAAGTAGCGTATATCCATAACCAAAAGCTATCATGTTATCCCATTGATCAAATAAAGGCCGCAATGTATATCCTTTTGACTTGGATATAACCTTAACCTTTACTTGGGGCATACCATTTTCCCTGTATATATGATAAACCTTAGCGCTCTCCGTCTCCGCCCCAGCCAAACGCTTGGCCTCCCGGATTGTCGTGTTGAATCGAGTATAACGGAGAAAATCACAGAATGCCCTGAAAGCCTTATCCGTATCATCCGATACAGCTTTCCACAAGATAGGCTGCCCGAGGAGAAAAAACAGCTCCACCTCATTTATATACGCTTGCCTTCCTCGTGGCAATTTCTCCGTGATATATGGTTCTTGATTTTTCCTGTGCTTATTAGGACGTTTATTAACCTCATGGGATTCCGGGTTATATTCCAAGATTGCTTGGGAAACATCCTTGTCCCGGCATTGCATCATTGACATGGCCCGGCTTATATCCCTATCCTTGATAAGGCTGACAAAGTCCCTCTCCACTCCCAACGAGTTCAATATCTTGTTTTGGAAAACCTGAAATATAGCGTCTATGTAATTCATGTTAAAATCCTAACTCCTCCTTAGAGTACTGTCTTGTTGTTAATACTTTTCCTAGAAGCTTGCCTATCGTCCAATAACGTGCCCCGTCGATAAGATGGTTATACCCGTCAATAGGCTCATTGATAAATTTACCGTCCTTGTTTTGGGCGTATACATAGTTCCTAAGTTCTTTTATCAAGTTTAAAGATCTCTTGGTGACACAAATCTTATACTCCATCATCTTGATAATACCTCCCATAACAGATCCCTTGTACTTGTCCGCAGGGTATATGATTATCCCCGCATTTGATATTTCTTGTATAAGCCTTGGATCGGCGCTGTCAGCGTAAACCACCAAGCCAAGGTCTTTCAATACCTTAATAATCTCCTTGGTTAACATATGGGTGAGGTAACATTTCTCATCAAGATATAACCTATCATCAACCAATCCGCATCTAACTATAGCGGTAGGGTCATAGCTATATCCAAAGTCAAGCCCTAACGCCACATGCTTGGCATAGGAAGGGAACTCGTCCACGATCTCGAAATCAGGGAACACCAACCCTTCGGCCATCGCCCGCTGCCCTAACCCATAAACCGCCCAAAGCACCTTATTCTTATTCTTCAATGACTCTATCTCATCGATGATTGTTTGCTCTAAAAAAGGATTGTCCTTATAAGTGGATATAAAATGATACGTCCTAGGGTCATTGTTTAGATCGCAAATCCAGTGCTCGTCACTGAACGACGGGTTATAATCAATGACAGAGAAAAGAGTGGTACGCATCACCAGTTGCTGCCACTCAAGATAAGATATCTCATTTCCCTCGTTACAATAAAGTATATTACGTTTCCTTCCTCTTATCTTCTGCTCATCATCCGTGGAAAAGAACTCCACGAATGATCCATTTGGGAACGAGTAAACCATCTCCGACTTGTTCATGCACCTATTATCCCATATACGGAACTTATCGATCATGATTTCCTTGAAATCCCGGAAGACAGATCCCTTCAGCGCCGGCAATGTCTTCCTCACGATAGATAGAGACAGCTTAGGGTTATGAAGGATATACGCTATAAGGAATATCAATATGTTATAAGTCTTACTGCTCCTTGAAGATCCTTGGGCAGATATGATCTTATAACCGCTATCCAAAGCGCCTTGTACCTCCGTATATATCCTAGTCGTCTGTATCACCATTGATAACGTCCTCCCTCTTGTCAATAACCTGAATAGTTATGGATTTATCCTCGCCATCTATATTGACCTCCGATTTGACAGGCGCATCCCATCCCATCATCTTCGAAAGGCGATCCAAAGCGTCTATCTTGGAATACATCTTTACCTCAAAGCCCTTATCCGTACTTTTGACCGATTGGATAGCTAATTGGAAAGACAAAGGCAGTTTAGACAAATCTTTTATCAAGAAGATTACATAGTTCTTCCCCCTCTTGATTTGCAACATATCCACGACATTGGCCCGTGCTATATTCTTAAGGATATCAATAGCCTCGTCTTTGGTTATATCCGATCTTCTTTGTAAATCAGCTTGCAACTCTTTTACCCTTACCGCTATCTTACCGTTGGCTAGAAGCTCGCAAGCTCTTATATTAATAGTCTCGGGTCTCATATTCTCGCAAGAATAAGCACGCCTATACGCCTCGGAAGCATTGCCTGATTCCAAGTAATAATTACAGAACTTCTCTTGCTTGATTGTCAATTTCATATCTTTGCCTTGAATAAAGATCAAGACCAAAGTTATGTCATCGATATTTATGGTCATAAATAAAGAAAGGGCGATTCGTGACAACAGGTAGAATGTCACGAATTACCCCTAAAAACCGCAAAATTTACTTTGTCTTATCCAACCTAACCAATATTTCAGAGAAAATATGCTCTATATCTTGCCTAAAGTACTTATACAATTGATAAGAAAAAACTATGCCATTGATATTGTTGGAAACGACCGTCTTCTCCTTAATCCCTAGTACGTTTCCTAGCTTTTCCCTTAATCCAGCCTTCATCTTACCGCCAGCCAAGGTCATAGGAGAATAGAGATATAATATTATGAATATGAATTTTTTCCTTTGCGGTACATTCCCTTTAGGGATTGGCTTTCCTCCGAGGGCTATCTCCTTGAACCACTCATATAGGGTATCGATCATACCCAATTCGGTTAACACAGGTTTAGCGATCTCCGATTCACGCTCAGAGAGTCTGTACTTTTGCTCACGAATGGATTTGAGCTCAAAAATATTTGAAAACATATTTTCGTAACTTTAAGTTACGCACCTGTCCCGCAAATATAATGAATAATATACATGACGGCTACACAGTATCCATAAAATATGTTATTGATCATAATTGGGAGTTGAGAAGGAAAAACGTTATATTTGTCACGATGGAGAATTAAGACATCAAAAATCCTATAAAAAAAACGCCTTTTACGTGTA